CAAAACGGAGAAAATGTTGCAAAAACGGGTCAAATAGGCGATATCGTATCCCCATCACAGAATCACAGAATCTGAGACCAGATAGAATAAATCAGCAGCACCACAAGAGGAAAAACGACACCGAGCAGGAAAAGCACTCCGAGTAGTTTAGCAATTATTTTTAGCATTTATATACTCCTTTTATTTACGATAGTGCATACTTCTATTTATCATTTTAGCTTGTCGGAGTGCATACGTCAAGTCCTATTTCACTGCTCTAAACTCGCTGGCCGCGCTCACGCTTGGCTGCGCTTGGTGTCACTCAGGCCCATTACATCAAGAGAGTAATGGGCCTGAGATGCCCCCAAGCCTTTGCTTGGGGGCGGGAGCTAATCAGAATTTACCATCATTTTTTAAGTGAGTAAATCCACCGGAATTTACTCCGCCAAAAAGCCATCTATACCAATCAGAATTAGTAACGGCTTTTTTGACGTCACCGGAAGCAGACGAAAGCCAAGAAGAAATGGAATTGAAAAGAGACTTGCCGGACGAACCAAGACCGGCAGAGCCTTCATCGCCGGAAACCATCTTCAAAAGCTCTCGAGCGAATCCCCAAGGACCGTTGGGATTCGCTATGTTCTGATCAGTTGCGTACTTACTCGCAGCATACGACATCTGAGCACCATACTTAGAAGCATCGGCGCCAATCTGAGCAACAATCTGTTCCATAGCAGTATACTTTTCTGCAACTGCTTCCTGAGTCCGTGCATTAACGTTTGCAGTTTGCAACTGGGTTTGAGCAGAAAGCACCGATCCAAGCATTTGCACAAGAGCAGCATTAGCAGAAGTATCAACCTCACCTTTCGCTCCGGCAGAAGTCACGCCGGAAGCGGTAGCGCCGGAGGTAACGGCAGCGCCGTTACCTCCCATAGCACTAAGCACCGGATTCAAACCGGCTGCTTTAAGGTCTTTAATCTCTCGCTGGTGAGCAGTATTGCTCATGTATTCCTGCCAAGAACGGCTTTTAGCGGCTTCCTGAGCGTTGAACTGCATAGCCAAGGCATTTTGACGCTCCTGCCAGTCGCGTTGCTCAGAAGCCATCTGAGCGCTTTTAGCGGTGTTTTCCGAAGCAGTCCTCGTAATGCGAGAAAGAGCAGAATCCAAATTACCAACAGCAGGAACACTCCGAACCTGGGCAGCATCCTTACCAGTAGTCATTCGATCACCTCTCAATGATGGTCAATCAGACCAGGAATAGAGTACATAGGCATAGGACGAGTAGTCCGATTCTTAATGTAAATATCCGCAAACAACTGATTGCTGACAGCGGAAGTAACTGCAAGCACACGATCAACATTTGCCTTATCCTCACGAATCCAAGAATCCGAAAGCATAGGAAGAGCAGAATAGTCATCAGCCAAATGCCAAACATCAAGGGACTGCGCATACTGAGAACGCATCTCACCGGTTACACGAGACGGCTTATAACGGTAATCAGCCCACGCTTCCTGATAGCCAAAGACCTGATCATCAATGACAGCACCAGCGGAATCCGTCTTCGAAGGACCTTGCGCGTAAATCTCCTTGTTCTTCACGGCCTGCTCGCCGATATTCGCAAAGACCGGCCAATAATAATCAAAGCGATCCTTACGAGACCAGAAACGTTCAAGACCCTGCTGATAGGTATGATCATAGCGAGCGACCATAACGCCGATGACAAAGCCATGCTCGGTGAAAGACTTGGTGAAATCGGAATGCGTATCCGTAGTGACAGACATACCGGTCACGGTACCCTGTGCAGTCTCGCCGGAGGCCGTAGCGGACTGCTGCACAACCTGGTTGATGTTGATAGGGACACGGTTACCGCCAAGATATTCGGGACGCTGAAGGCGAGCATCGGGAGAAGTCACGCCGAAATGAGACTTAAGGATTTCGATGTAGCGAGAACCACCACGGGCGTCTTTCTCATAGAGCTTCTGAATCTGGAAAGCCATGCGGAGCTGATTGATCGAAGCACCGAGACCACCAGAAGAAACAGCATAAAGGTTGACAGGGTCAAAACCGGGCTTGTCAGCACCACCACTGAAACCAGTAATGCCAGCATAATTAGAACCAGAAGCAACGGGCTTGAAAGCAAGAGAATCATAAATATTAACCGGTCGGTCTCCAGAAGCAAAAGAAATATTAGAAACACCGGTCAAAGCATATCCACCAGGATCATGAGGCTGTTCACGAGTAACAACAGGATATTCACCAGAAGTAGCCGAGGGAATCAGAACATCCGGGCCTTTCTGCGGAGACGGAAGACAGCTCGTGAAATAGTCGTGATACTTGGCAGCCTTATAAGGCAACCCGCCTTTTGCAACATCGGTCACGAACACACCAGTATTAACACCAGCTACAGTAGCATCATCGACGGGAACGACGAGCGGGTCAGATAGGTTTTCATCACGAAACCACTCATTCATGACCAAGGCATAAGCTCGGAAGGGAAGAGCACTAACGGAAAGATTAGGAACGCCAGTAGGCACACCGAGATAGTCGGCAATAGTTCCAACAGACCATCCACTATCAGCAGGAGCAGTAATTTGAGGAATTTCATACTCTGTCTGAGGAATCCACGCAGATTCCGTATTCTCGCCGTTGAACTGCTTCCAATGAGACCAAGTAAGCCGATTCGGTACGAAGAAGAAATACGTATCGAGGTAGATGTTATCCATGACCGGAGTAAGCAGCGTCTGCAAACGCACAACCTTGGATGTGTCCACGTTAAACGTATCTCCCGGTAGTACTTCGTCAACAAAAAAAGGTACAATGTCACCAACGTTAAACGAAGTCTTAAGAGAATGCGAACGGTCAAACGTCGAACGCCGGATATCAATGTTTGTGGGATTAAGCGCGAAATGTGATTCAACATTACGATTCATTCCGTAACCTCCTTTTTCGGCTCAACAGCCGGTTTTTCCTCTTGCTGGGACTGGTCGGGCTCTCGCTCGGGCTTGATTCCGAGCTTGTCGAGGAAATCAGGCTTGTCCATACCAGCCATGAACTCCGCAAAGTTATGGTTAAACTTTGCGCGAATATCCACAGGAAGAGAATTGAAAAAGCTCTGACCTTCATTGACCCTGTTCAGAAGCTCAGCATAAGACGTTGGCATATTGGTGAAATCACCATAAGCGCCTTGAACACGCGAAAGCGCGTCAACGTCGCCGTTCTGAAATCGAGCAAGAATCACGTGGATATCGACGGCTTCAGCATGGGATTGAATGAAATCGTAAAGGTCTTCTTTGCCAGATTCAACGAGGTCCATAACTCCATTCTCATCAAATTTAGGCTGATAGAGAATCCTTTCGCGCTGACCTCCATTTGAAATGAAGCGAGTTCGCGGACGATACTGAGTAACGAATCCAAGCTTTTCATCATACATTACGTCAACCTTCCTTTCTCTGAATAGACGTACCGTCAAGAATGACTTCGGGGAGCTGGGTCGAGATCGTACCGGTCTCGTTGTCAAACTCACCAATCTTACAAAGGGAATAATCCTCAATGTGGGAAAACAGAAGACTTTCCTTCTGCATACAAGCATGAGCGAAATTCCGCATAGCAGAAGAATCGTTCTGATCTACCGTAGGCGGAAGAAAGCCCGTGCGGGCATCGCGGATAGAATAAACACCATATTTCATTTCAAAACCTCACATTCTTCACATGTTAAATCTGGATCGTCCTCATAAGGACAATCATAATCGGGATAATCAAACGGACACTTCACAGTCGAATACCTCCACGGAAAACAGTCGGATTGATGTTGATCTTCTTGGACTTCGCAGCAGTACGACGAAAGACCTTCTTGTCTTTCTTGGGACGCATTTTCTTACGCATTAGATACAACTCCTTTTCAATGATTTTATTCGGGCCAGCTGGTTACGTTCTTCAACGGCAAGCTGGTCTAAATAACTAAGTGTGGTTTTCTGTAATTTCGCTTTCTGAGCTTCAGCTGCCATCTTCTGACGAACAGCTTTAAGCCTGGCAGATTCTTCCGGATAATCGAGATCAAACAATTTGTCATAATACTTCGGAGGTCGAAACTTCCTTCCTCCTTTCTCAGTCGAAATGTTGATGAACTCATGTTCATATAGGTCAGGATGGTCTTCATAATACTGCCGGGCAATACCAGGCTTGCGAGACATAAGCGAAAACTCCGGAACAATGTTAAAGTTCTCGTAAAACTCAGCTTCAGAGCCGGTGAGCTTCTTCATGACATAGCGAGCAGTATAAGCGCAGGTCTCCCAGGTCACCGGAGCAACAACAGCAAAGCCATTAGGCCAGACGTCTTGAAGAGAAGCAGAATTGAAATACTGAAAACCTTGCGCAGATCGCTTATAAGGAACAAGATCATCAAGCTCCAATCCAAAGATGATGGCATGATAATGCGGACGAAACGTCTGAGAACCATACTCGCCAGAAGCGAAGAAGCGAATACCTTCACCAAACTTCTTTCGAAGACGCTTCATGAAAAGCTGAAAATCACGCTTCACGAGAGACATACTCGGCATGGCCTCGCCAGTCTCGGGGTCGGAATAGTAGTGAATCGGAACATGAGCATCATCATAAGTAAGCGTTACAAAATAACTGGACTTGTGATATTCAAGCTCCAGCATACATCGGTTAGCCCATTCACGCGAACGCTGGAGACGACAGCCGGAACACTTTCCGCAGGGAATCTCGATAAACTCGGTAACATCACCAGGACGACCATAAGCAGGATGCGTACAACAAACAAAACCTTCACCAGAACATTCAAGATGGTCTACCTCATAACACGTCACCTTGAGCAGCCGTTTACCATCTTTTTCACCTAAGACAAAAGCTTTAAGCGGATGATAGCATGGCAAGAAATCACCTTCTTTGTATGGGGATATCGTATCCCCATAAATTTTCGGAAATTTCAAAAATTTTCGCAGCAATGGCAGGCATTTCAAGAATCGGCGCGAAAAATTGGGTAGACGGAAGGGTAGACGGCGGCCCTCTTGGAAAACCCGCAAGCCCTTGCGCCCCAGGCGTTTCGGCGGGTAGACATCGGGTAGACATGGGCGGTTTTGGGGCAGGCTGCCCGTCAAATGCAACAAAATCCGACGATTTTAGCATTCTTAGAGTGAGAGTGCTAAAATTCATAGTCCGTTCACACAAATGCGTATCTTTGGACACAATTCCGGGGTAGACTCTGAGTCAAGAAAAGCAAAGGAAGGCAAGCTCCCGAGGCTTTCCAAATCTCGAATTTTCGGAGGTATTCATTATGTTTGAACTGAGACCTTACCGCAACAATAACCACATGACCACCTATGACCCGTTCCGCGACATGGAGGCGCTGGAGCGCGCGTTCTTCGGCAACCGCGACTTCCTCGGCGACGTCGGCACGTTCAAGACCGACATTCAGGACAAGGGCGACCATTACCTGCTCGAGGCCGATCTGCCCGGCATGAAGAAGGAGGACATTGCCATCGACATCGACGGCGACAACCTGACCATCAAGGCCGAGCGCAGGAACGAGCACGAGGAGAAGGACAAGAGCTACGTCCGCTGCGAGCGCAGCTACGGCAGCTACGCGAGGAGCTTCGATATCTCCGGCATCAAGGCCGAGGGCATCAAGGCCAGCTACAACGACGGCGTGCTGAGCCTGACGCTGCCGAAGAAGGACGTCGAGGTCTCCGGCAGCCGGAGACTGGCGATCGAGTGAGATCTGCCGCCTGAGGGCGGTGCGACATTTGCCGCTTGACAGCGGCGCCACATTTGCCGCCTGACGGCGGCACGACCAAAGGGGTCATTCTCTACCGTAGAGAATGACCCCTTTGAAACCCCAAGAGAGCGCAAGGGGCTTTTCCACCGTCGCGGCACAGCGATTCCCGCGCCTCTTCGGGCGCGCCAATCGCGCCGCTTCCTCGAAACCGCCTCGCTTTTTCCGCCACCGGCGGCGCTTCGGCGC